TTCTCTGGGTATAATCTGAATACACTTAACAATATCCTTGCATACCTTCTTGAACAGAAGCATTGATGCATTAGTGATATCATAGATAGCGTTATTTCCCGCAGCGATAGCTTGCTGTCTTACACCCACCAACGCATCCCCCTTGGGGCTTGATGCATCCATAGCCTCGTTGATGCCCGTGGTGTCACGGATCATTCTCAGGTAGTGGTTATAAATACCAATAAGCTCGTTAATATTACGGATGGAGTTGCCAATCTCTCTGATCGGCGGGTTTTGAAAGCCGCCCTCAGGGTTCTTAGATCGGTAATAGAATACGCCCGTCTGCTCATAAATGTCGTGGAGTTCAAGTGGCTGTAGTTCACCACCCTTTCCAAGCTGTACATTCTCAAGAGCCTCGATGTCAATGATAATGCCGTCAGGCTTTGCCTTAGCAACTGCTTGCTGAATCTTAAGGTGGGTGATGTTGATTTGATCTGCAAACCCAACACAGCTGTCAACCATTGACTTTGGAATCATGTTTAGCAAATTCGTTGCGGTACATGAGTAAGAAAGCTCGGCTTTAGATATGTCGTGAATGTTCTTTGGGGTGTTGGTCTTCAGGCCGTAGTTTACCATCTTGTCACAGCCCACAATGTACAGGCCGCCATACACAACTTCATTCTCAAGCTTGGTGACCTCTCTCTTGTATATCGAGTTAGTCTGACCTTTGTAGTTATCACCTTTGAAAAAGAATCCTACATTCCCGTACTGATTCTCCTTTGACTCATAAACCATACAGTCAACGCTCTTGAACTCAAAGTCAAGAACCTCAACCATGTACTCGTCATACCCGTACTTGTGCCTATTCATGAATTGATCGTAAGAAGACTGATTAAGCTTCTTAGAATCATACCCATATTTTTTCTGGGCCGTTTGTGCAATCTTCTTGAAGTCGTCTTCGCTAAGCTGCTCTCCTGCGATTCTTTTCAGTTCGTGGATTGGGATTGACTTAATGCACCCGGCATAAATCAAATCGTTCATTCCAGCATCCTCAGTTTGACTGTACACAAATCCTTCGGGATCTACATACTCTTCTTTGATGCCGTAGTTAGGATCATTGGTTCTCTTGATCACAGCCATACCAAGAGTCACCAAGTCCTCTACACATCTCCTGTAGATAGAGTCTGTAAAGTTATTCCACTCCAAGGTGAGGTTAGTTGCTATCTGTGCAGCAATCTCAGCTGAAGACTTGATGTTATTATCCATGAAGATTTCAGCCTCCTCTAGAGTCTCAGGAATCTTCTCCACATATTTGCTTGAACCGCCAGTCTTCTCGTTGATCTCGTTGAGCTGCTTTTTGTTGCGTACAACCATCTCGACCTTTCTTCTCTCCAAGTCTTTCTCCGAAGAGGAAAGCGGATCAATAGCCTCAAGATTTGGATATGGATCTTTTGATAAGATCTTGTTGACTACGATTCTAACAAACTTCGGGAGGATAGGGACAGGACTAAAGTCCAAGTTCAACATACTTCCATCGCCGTTAGACGGATCTAGAGATGTCAGGAGCTGCCTGTAGATTGTGGTATCTTGAGTACCGTTGGCGTATTTCCTGTTCTTATGGAATATCTGTGACCGCTTTTTAACGAGTGACTGATTCTCACTCATGCTACCCCACTGAGAAAGGATAGCCTTTGCGTATCTAATTCCATACTCCTTGCCTTCTTTTACCTCTCTTGATTCGAGAGGGTTTGGAAAGCCCGGTTTATTGGTATTATTGTGGCTGTACATTACCTCGCAAATATACTAAATCTACGTGTGGAAGGATTTAGGCTTGTATCTGCGGAAAAACTTCTTCTCGTCAAAGTTGCTTTTTACTTTCTCTTGCTTCACCTTTTGAGCAGCAAGTAGAGCAAGACCTGATGAGATTGTAAGGTCATACTTTGTTCTCTTGTCAATCTTATATGCAATCCAATCCTCAAGAGTTCTATTGAAATACATAGCCCCCATCTCATCGGTTTCTGGTCTAATCCCAACATGGCTATGTATGTAAGCCTCAATTGCTTGGGCGTGAGATTGTATCATATCGACTGAGTTAGACGGGACACCCTTGGTCCGTACTTTTACTCTAGCACTAGCGCTTGACAGGTGTGATGGACGATCTAACAAGTAGTTGTCATACCCACGCTTTTCAAAGTATCTAGCTATCCCGTACTTGTTGTTCTCGATCAACAGCGGATACCCGTAGTAGAATGCAGCCATGAGGCAGTCCTCATAGAATATTGCTGCAAGGTCTGGGCGGGATGCGTACTCTAGGATAAACATGTTTGACGGGGCTTGCATGTTAAACTTGTTGTACAGATGCATAGCACCCTTCGAACCTCTACCGTCTACAGTCTGATCAAGGTCGTAGCTATCCACACCACCTACGCCTACATGAGTGTTGGCTGGGGACTTGCGGCCATTACGCTCAGTCACAAACTTGTTTCTGTGCTCGGGCTGTGGGTGCCACGAGACTCGGAACCTACCGTTTGGATCTGGGGAGAACACAACCTCTTTATCCTTCTCCTTCCATGAGAAGTTGCCTTTTACTATAGGGTTTGGGAATAGATTGTTGTTGTGGTCAATCTGCTGGTAGATCTTACCCACGTTAAACACGCTGCCTTCGATACTGTCACGGAACGCCTCGTCGATACTCCAAGGGAACTGCCTCACGAGCTCGTTCATCTCCTTAGGGTTGGTCTTCATTGCGTCCCGCTCGTTCTTCAAGTATGTCTTAGACCCGATGTCGATCATCTCCCCATCTATCCCCATCACGGGTTCTTCGGGGTCTTCCGTTACGCAGTTGCCGTACTGATCAAAGAACCCCTCGAGTGCATCATAGGCTGGAATAAACAGCCCGTACAATCCACTCTTGGTCCTGCCGTTGGCGTTACGCTCTGTAGGATCGGAGTCATCCCATAGCTCACGGAACTCCTCACCACCTTTATCCATTGGGTTTACTGTAGATCCGACCAGAGCCTTCCCTACAATCTTTCTACCCACGATCAGACAGGTACGCTCAATACGCCACGCCTCACGTATATCCGCTGGCTTCTCCCACTTACCAGCCTCATCGAGGTACAGCAAGTGAAGCTTCTCACCATCGTATGCGTTGTTGGTAGTGTTCTTCCAGTTGATGACTGTGTTCAGCGCATCACCCTTAGTAGATGTCTTGTTGTTCTTTGTGATTCGTTTCGACGGCTCTCGGAATGCCAGCTCCATACGTGGGTTGGTGGTACCGTCTTGAATAGGCTTGAAGAAGAATGGGTACGACTTAAACATCGACACCGTCTTCTTCATGAAGATGTTTTCCTGAGCATCCTTACCAGTCTTTGACTGAATGCCCAGCAACTTGTCTTTAACTTGTGTAGCCTCATCCACAAGAACCGAAGAGCAGATATTAGTGTAACCAGAACGGCGACACTTAGTATAAAGCTGACCGATGCAACGAGGGTCAGCTTCGCAAGCAGCCATGTGGATAAAAATCCTCCTCTGGAAAGCGAAGTAGTATGCGTGTCCAATATCAAGCTTTGTCCATTGGAGTAGCATGTAGTGCCTACCTGTAATATACGTAGGCTCCCCATTATTGTAAAACCAAACACCGTTACGGCGGCGGTCAAATTCCCTTTCGATATATGGAAGAAATTTTTTCCTGAACTCAGCAGGTTTCTCATACCACTCATCCATACTTCGTATTGACGACAGCTCTTGCGGCACGTCAAGCCTTCGCCACATCTGCATCTTCCGAGGCTCTTCAGCGAATAGGATTTCTTTTTTGGGTGGTTTCTTCGGGAGCGCAACAAGTAGCCCGTCGATGTCGATGACTTCACCGTGTGTCCCTCGAGGGTCCACCACAACAGCTTTATCTTCATAGCCTTCTACTTCGATCAGCATGATCAGTATTCTTTAAGAGCCTCCCAAAGCATCAGAGGAACCTCATACTCCTTGAACGTCTCCATGATCAATCTTGCTAGATCCTTCTGCCCTTGCTTATACCCATCTTTGAATGGGTCGCCATGAGATGCATTCCAGCTGTCTTCGAAGTACCAGAAGTCGTCGTGAGTGAAATCACTTACTAAATCGTTCTGCAATTCCTCCGGAGAAGTCTCGGGCTTCTTCGATGCTTCCATTTTCTTGTAGTTCTTTCACCATCTGCTCCAGCTTCTGTCTTTCGATCAGTAGCTCTTTACAGTCAATGGCAGTTTGCTTGATTGATTGAAGCTCCGCTTTACGTGCAGAGCCACCTGCTTCTGGATCGACAGGCTTTTTTACTTCGGCGATCATATTGTCGATAGCCACCTCCATGCTGGACATGAGTCGCTTCGCCGCCTCTACGGTGGTGAACTTACGTCTCGACATAGAGCAGGTCTTCAGACCGGACACGGTAATACTCCTTGCCCTCGATCTCGATACGGTAATCCATGTTCTTGGCAAACCCAACAACATCGCCCTTCTTTACACCAAGCTCTTTCTGCTGTGGTGTGTCAAAGCTAACCCTACCTTTTAGTACAGGCTCTTCTTCGAGCTTTACGACTTCAATGACTTCAGAATCTCGCTCAACTTTTTCTTCAGTTGGCTCCAGTAATGACCAACCAAACAAAGGACTGATGTCACCAGTTTCCTTACCCATGAAAGCAATCGCTTGATTGCTGATTGTAAACTTCGGATCACATTTAACGGTATAGTGGTTGTCAACTCCAGTAAGCGGTTGCCCACCTTGGATGACCACCAGATGATGAAAATACAGAGTGTCGCCAATGCTAACACCAGTGTCGTACTTGCTTGGTGCAGCCACGACTTTACCTTCTGTAGTACGGTGCTCAAACTCATTGTACTTGGTGTCTACGAATAGCTCTAACCCGCTATCAAGCGTGATAGTGTCGTTAAGAGGTTTGTCAACCTCCACGACAAATAAATCTAGTGTACGCATAAATTAAAAATTCAAATCAAACTCAAGTATGCAAGGCATAGCATCTACCGCCTTCCATAGTTGAGTCCCCTCGTCGTCTTCAATGTAGACGAGGTATCGAGTCTTACCATACTTATACAGGTAAGCTTCGTCTTGGATGATAGCTGTGACTTTACCGCCACCTGCATTCATACCAGTATAATATGCCATGCCGTTCTTGGGATCTTTCCCAATCACGATCTTTCTAATCAGTCCGTCCATCTTAATTTAAGTTCACGTCGATTCCTCCGAATAAATCAGAGAACCCTCGACCTTTATCGTTTGGCTCCTCGTATGTGGCATCCATGAGTTTCTTGACTGTCTCAAGCTCATCACGGTCCTCGAGGTTGAAGCTGAATACCGACTGGAGTTCTACCATACGGCCTTCTTCAATAGCATCTTGCATCTCTGCTTCAATCAAACCAAACACCATAGCGCTCATTACACGATTCTCGAACCCGTATTCTCTTGTCAGCGCCTCGATCTGCTGAATCAGCAGGTAGACCTTTGCCATGAATTCAACCTCGTGCTCGTTCATTCTCGCTAGATTTGTATCTCAAAGATACGAATTAAATTATGCCAAGGTCTAGAGTAGCAAAGAAGCGGCTGTTCAGGGACTTCTCCTTTCTGAATGACAGGTACGTCAACTTCAACTACCTCAAAAGATTACGTCAGAGACGGATCGAGTGCTGCGAGGCAAACGATATCAGCCAAAAGTTTCTGGAGTTTATGCTGTGGGCGTATGACCTAGAGTTCTTCACCCTGAAGTATGCGGCTGAAGACTACGGTGTGAGCAAGCGTCACATCGGTGAGCGGTGGGTATACCCTCTAGCAAACATGGGGTATGTGTATAAACACTTCGATAAGCTCACCCCATCCAAGCAGATGGAGGATCACATGTTCCATGAAGAGACGAAGTTCAACTATAGAGTGCGTTACGCACTAACACAAAAAGGAAGACTCCTAGTC